TCCCATCGCTGGTACCGGGCCAGCAAGTCGACGCAGGCGATGACTGGGTCGAGTACGAGTTTGCCAGTGGGAATCGCTGGCGTGACACCGGTATTCACAAGTATCCGAACGCCTTTTAAGGAGCACGAGCATGAGCACAAACCACACGATGGTTCTTCGCCCCTATCAAAGCGGTGCCATTCAAGGCATCTATAACTACTTTCACGAAAACTCGGGTAACCCGCTGGTGGTGATCCCCACTGCCGGTGGCAAATCACTGGTGATGGCAACCTTCGTCGAAGGTGTGCTCAAGGCCTTCCCGGATCAGCGCATCCTGATCGTGACCCATGTGCGGGAGTTGATCGAGCAGAACTACACCGAGCTCAAGAAGCTCTGGCCGCAGGCCCCAGCGGGCATCTATTCGGCCGGTCTCAAGCAGCGCGATATCCATGCCCGGATTCTTTTTGCCGGGATTCAGTCGATCCACAAGCGGGTCTACGACATCCAACAGTGTGACCTGGTGCTCATTGACGAGGCGCACCTGATTCCGCGCTCGAGCAACACCATGTACCGGCGCTTTCTGTCTGACCTGGTCCGGCTCAATCCCCAAATGAAGGTGATTGGCCTGACCGCTACGCCGTACCGGCTGGACTCAGGCCTTCTGCATGAGGGCGATGACGCCATCTTCACAGATATTGCCTATGAGGTGTCGGTGCGCGAGTTGATCGACCAGGGCTACCTCTCGCCGCTGCTCTCCAAGCGCATGGCCACCCAGATTGACCTGACCGGCGTGGGCACCCGTGGCGGTGAGTTCATTGCCAAGGACCTGGAAGCGGCGGTAGACAAGGACTCAATCACCCAGGCCGCCGTTGACGAAATCTTCTCCTACGGCAAGGACCGCAAAAGCTGGCTCATTTTCTGCGCCGGTGTGGACCATGCCTACCATGTGCGCGATGCGATTCGTGCGCGTGGCGTGAGTTGCGAGACCATCGTAGGCGAGACACCTGGGGCGCAGCGTGAGGCCATCATCCATGACTTCAAGGCCGGTAGGATTCAATGCCTGACCAACGCCAATGTGCTCACCACCGGGTTCAACGCTCCGGGCGTTGACCTGCTGGCCATGCTGCGCCCGACCAAGTCGGCGGGGCTGTACGTCCAGATCGTGGGTCGCGGTTGTCGGCAGACCCCTGGTAAGACCGATTGCCTGGTCTTGGACTTTGCTGGCAACATCGCCCGCCACGGCCCCATTGATGCCGTCAAGCCTAAGCGCCCCAAGGGCGGTGAGGATGGCGTTGCACCCACCAAGGACTGCCCCGAGTGCGACAGCATCGTGCACGCCTCGGTGCGCACCTGTCCTGATTGCGGGCACGCGTTCCCGCCGCCTGAACTCAAGATCGACGCCAAGGCCAGCAACCTGGACATTTTGTCCTCCGGCAAGTCCGAGTGGGTACCCGTCACCCGGGTCGCCTACGCCCGACATGACAAGCCGGGCAAGCCGCCCTCACTGCGCGTGGACTACTGGAGCGGGCTCACGCACCACAGCGAGTGGATCTGCATTGAGCATCAGGGGTATCCGCGCCAGAAGGCGGCCTCCTGGTGGGCCAACCGTGCCCAGGGCTTGCCGTTGCCCCAGCGGGTGGATGAAGCGATCGCCTGCGCACCCAAGCTGCGCTGTCCCTCCGAGATCGCAGTTCGTCCCAGTGGGCGTTACACCGAGATCGTCGGGGCCCGGTTTGCATGATGTGCGTGATCTGCCGCAGGGATGACCGCGGCTATGGATTTGCACCTCGCTCTATCCGTGTGGACGCGCCAGACAGCAAACAGTGCTCTCGACGCTGCCAAAACATTACTGAAAGGCTAAAAGGAATGATTGATCCAAACAAACACGAAACCAATGCGCTGGCAGCAGCCAGCATGAGCGCGGGCGCCTATGTCGAGGAGATCGGCAAGACCGACCTTGCGAGCTGGACTGAGCAGGAGTGGGCGACGCTCATTGATGTGGCAGTCACCGCATTTCAGGACTTTCTTCGCCAGGCCTATGCCAATGACCCACCGTTTTGAGGAGCGCCATGATGAACAAGAATTACATGGCGCAGTTGGGCGCCACCCTGGTTGACCGCGGTTATCCGATTCTGCCGATTCAGCCCAACACTAAAAAGCCCGGCCTCTACAAGCTTGGCGCCTGGCACGAGTACCCCAAGTGGACTCGGCACTGCGAGCGTGACACCACCGACAACGAGGTCGACATCTGGGGCAACTGGCCCGAAGCCGGCATCGGTATTGCCGCTGGGCGGGTGATCGGCATTGACATCGACATCCTCGATTCACCCACCATGGCGTTGGAGATCGAGGCGCTGGCCAAGCGGATGCTGGGCGATACACCTGCGGTTCGCATTGGCCACGCACCCAAGCGCATGCTGGTCTACCGGGCTGTGCAGCCGTTTTCTGGCTTTAAGTACCCACCCATTGAGGTGCTGGGGGTTGGCCAGCAGTTCATCGCCTATGGCATCCACCCCAATACCGGCAAGCCCTATGACTGGCCAGTGAGCACCTTGGCGGACCTGAGTCCTGATGACTTGCCCGGCATCACGGAGGCCCAGGCGCGCGAGTTCGCCAAGGAGGCGTACCGTTTGATTCCGGCCGAGTTGCGCCCCAAGACCTTGGGCGTTGGCTTGCGTTCCCCGATGACATGCGCCAACCTGCCTGAGCAGCGTGGTACCTATGAAGCTGTTAAAGACGCCCTGAGGCACATCGTCAACGCGGATCTGGATTACGACAGTTGGGTCCGCGTCGGGATGGCCACCAAGGGGGCGCTTGGCGATGGGGGATGGCCATTGTTTGAGGCATGGTCCGCAAGCTCGCACAAGAACGACCCCAAGGCGACGGCGCGCAGTTGGCGCAGCTTCGCCCCCCAGCGCATTGGTGCTGGCACGATCTACAAGCTGGCGCTTGACAATGGGTGGGAGCCCGACGCCAAGATACAGTTGAATGGGGAAATTGTGATGAACGGGCACCACCCGGCGCGTGAGCTTCTGCAGGCGCTGCAGGCCGCTGCCCCCATTTCTGTTAAACCGCAGGAAATCTCTCTGCCACCGCCCAAGCCCATGCCGGTCGGCTGGGATCAGGTGGGTGGTGTGATCGCAGACATGATGGCATTGATGGCAGCGACGGCCAAGCGCCCTCAACCGGTGCTTGCACTCGGTGCGAGCCTGTGTGCGATCGGCGCCCTGATGGGGCGCAAGTACCGTACGGAAAGGAACATCCGATCGAACCTCTATGTGGTTGGCATCGCCGAGAGTGGAGCCGGCAAAAACCACAGCCGTGTGGTGATCAACGAGTTATTCCGCAAGGCAAACTTGTTGCAGTACTTGGGTGGCAACAAGATCGCATCGGGCTCAGGCCTGTTGACAGCCATCCAGCGCCAGCCCGCGATCCTGTTCCAACTCGATGAGTTCGGGATGTTTCTCTCGGCCGCAGCCGACCGCAAGCGTTCGCCGCGTTATGTGTGCGAGATCCTGGACCTGATGACCGAGCTCTACACGACCTCGGGCACCACCTATTTCGGGGTCGAGTACGCTAGCACTCAGCACAACAACGCCCACCGGGCCATTCACCAGCCCTGCGCATGCATCTACGGCACCACGACGCCTTTGCACTTTTGGCAAGCGCTGCAGGCGTCCAACGTGGCAGACGGATCGCTGGCCCGCTTTCTGATCATGGAAAGCGAGGACGACTTCCCGGACAGCAACGAGGCCTTTGGCATCATCGACCCGCCCCAACACTTGATTGACCGGCTGATCCTTATCCACCAGGGCGGGGGCAAGCTCAACGGCAATCTCACCGATGTGGGTGCCATCGATGAGGTGCTGGTGGAACCACGCCTGGTCCCGATGACGCCGCAAGCCAGAGCCACCTTCCGCCAGCTTGACCAGGAGTTAGTCGAGCGACTTCGCACATCTCGGGGAACCGGTTACTCCTCCATCCTCGCCCGGATCGAGGAGAACGCCACCAAGTTGGCGCTCATTCGCGCGGTCTCGCGTCACCCTGTGGACCCCCAGATCGAGGACAACGATGCCAAGTGGGGGATCATGCTCTCGCGTCACTGTGCTGAGCTCACAATCCGTGAAGCTTCTGCGCGGGTGTCCGAGAACCAGGTCGAGTCCCACCACAAGCGGGCCATGCAGATTTTGCGGGATGCGGGCATGGCTGGCATGTCCAAGAGCGACTTCACAAGGCGCACACAATTCATGGACCACCGACAGCGCGACGGCGTGTTGCGCACTTTGAGCGAGGCCGGGCTGATCGAGGCCACCACGCTTCAAAGCAAAGGCAGGCCCACTCAGATACTAAAAGTGTTATAAATCAATAACATGCGCCACCCTGGCGGGCTTGCTTCAGTAATTTCATCTTTCAAACCCCCCACTAGAGATACACCTATAAAAAGTGGTGCCCTAGAGCCTCGCGCGCGCGAAGCCTCCCAGACAGAGACAGAGAGAAGGAGAACTAGATTGAAATAAATAAATATTGAACTATCTATCTACTACTCCCGGGCACCCTGCCTTGGCGTTGAAAGATGAAGTATTGAAATTTGTTTTGCAGTCGATTGCGCACCACATTGACTTCCCCGTAGCCGTAACGAAACCGGACATGAGGGAGCCCCGCACCAGCCCTGACCCGGCGATGCCTGAGCTCCTCCAGGTCGCTTGAACAAGTGGGCACGAGCGCTTGTTCGCACCCTTGGAGGACCTACCCCATGCATAACCCTCAAGATTCACAACCCAACGCCACACGCCAAGCCATGCTTGCGCTGGACCTGGGCACCACGACTGGCTGGGCCTTAAGCCTGCCGGATCGCAGGGTGACCCACGGCTATGTCAACTTCAAGCCTCAACGATTCGAAGGCGGCGGCATGCGCTATCTGCGCTTTCGCCGTTGGCTTGATGAGCTTTTGACGACGGTAGCTCCGAGCAGCTCGCTACAAGGGCTTGGCGCCGTTTATTTCGAGGAGGTGCGCCGCCACCTTGGCGTTGATGCTGCGCACGCCTACGGCGGCTTTCTGGCAACGCTGACAGGCTGGTGTGAGCACCAAAAGATCCCTTACCAGGGCGTCCCCGTGGGCACGATCAAGCGCCATGTGACGGGCAAGGGCAACGTGGGCAAGGCAGAAGTGATCGTGGCTATGCGTGCCTTAGGTCACCCGGTGATTGATGCCAACGAAGCCGACGCGCTGGCGCTCTTGCACTGGGTGATGGCGCACAGCCCAGAGCGCATTGTTGACACGGAGGTGCACCGTGGCTAAAAAACAAATCGCACAACCACTGACCCACGGCACGTTGGTAACGCTGCCCGGTGGACGGGTTGGTGAATGGATCAGCCAAGCAGAAGAAGGCACCCGCTATCGAACCGAGCACTTTCGCTGCATCGACTCCTTGGGCATC